TTAGGGTGCGCTTATTTGAACTGGGACCAATTTGGGACCAATCTGGAGCTTTTGCATTTCGCTCCAGTCCGAGCTTGAGTTGATCCAACGCGCATAAGTCGAGAGCAGCATCTGCACACTATGGCCGAGCTGCTGGGAGATGAAGGCGGGGTTCATGCCAGACATAATGCATATTGTCGCATAGGTGTGACGACAGTTGTATGGCGGCCGACGACGGATATTCAAAGCCTTCAGAGTCGGAATCCACTGCTTGTGCAGGTCGGACGTCTGTTTCACGTACTCCGAGTTCTTTGAAGGCGGGAATATGAAAGGCGTTTCCAGCACCTTGCCCTTGCCACTTTTCCGACGATTAGCGTAGTGCCTGGCGAACTGCAGGGCGTGCATCGCTCGATCGTTCAGCAGCACGAAACGGTCTGAACCAGTCTTCGTCCGCTCCACCACTTCCCCCAAAGCGATCCCTCGACAAACGTGGGCAGTCCTCTTCTCTTCGTCTACCGCATCCCAGCGCATCGCTAGAGCTTCGGATAGACGCATGCCGGTGAAAAACACAAACTCAAAAAATGCCGCATAGATCGTGCTGGGCCAATGATCATGCGCGTACATCTTGGCGATGATCTGATTTGCTTCTTCCAGGGTGAACGGGTCGATCTCTTTTTTGCTGCGCTTGGGCAACTCCAGAATAGCCGCCGGGTTCTTCGGAATCAGTTCCTCGGATACGGCTGAGTTCAGGATGGTGGAAAGCTTCGAGATGGCGTTGCGCTTCACTCCCGGCGACTTCCACTCGTTCGTCGCCATTATCCGGCGAAGCAGGGTGGTGGTGATCAGGTCAATCCGCACCAGGGCCAAGCCGGGCATCCAATAGCGGTTCAACGCGCCCTTGTAGTTTCCCTTCGTTCCAGCGACCACCTCACGACTGTCTAGCCAGAGCTGGGCATACTCGCCGAAGTTGATCTTCCCGCCAGCTACGTTGTTGGAACTAGGGAAAAGCTCGGCGTACTTGTCGTCGTCGAGCAACCCCAGTTTGATCAGCCCTTTTACTTGATCAACAACCTGTGAGGCAGACTTGATTCCTTTCGGTGTCGGAGGATAGGGGAGCGTTTCACTGCGCCGGCTGCCGTTCCACGTAAAGCGGATGCGGATCGATCCGTGGTGGAGGTCCATTCCTGCGGGCAAACCCATTGGCTTTCGAGCCATTCGTAGTATCTCCTAATGCTGTACATAACGCGGCTGCCGTGCTTATTCCAGACGCCGAGGGGGATTTGGTTTCTGGCTCGCTTGGAGCGCAGGGCCGCTAGGGTGGTACCCAGGAGCTCGGCCATCTGCGCCTCGGGCACCTTATCTCCGGTAATACCGTCGTTGAGCTGTTCTGCTGCTGTCATACCTACCTCCCGCCGCCCGTCGTGGGACGCGCTTTCTTGATGATGTGTATTGCCAGGCCAAAGGTGATCAACAGCCAGGCGCAAGTGCCGGCGAAGGCGTAGATCAGTGCCTCAGTGGTGCCGGTGTTCAGAAGTTCGAGCCCGGCCCAAAAGAGCCAGCCGAGTGTTCCTACGAGGTACAACAAAGCGCCCAGCAGGATCAGGGTGAGTTTTATTGCGAACATGGGGTGTCCTCGCCGCGCTGGGCGGCATATAGGGGATTGGAGTGATAGCTTTCTGCCTAGATGTCAAATAGGCCGAAAGCCGTGTACAAGAAGGTTCAATTAAGTTCGTGATGGGGCATGGACGTGTCACACAACTTCGATGCTCCGATAGCGCACGCTTACCGGGGCCACGTGATGTTTCTTAAGTTCGACTGGCGGCGCCCGAACGATGAGAGCCCTGTTGCCGCACATATCATTGAACCAGCAGCCATCAATGGCTTAGGTGAGGTTGCAGCGAAGTTGGAAGGCCCTTGGCCAGACTATCCAGCAGCGCTTGATGACGCGATGGCGGCGGCCGAACGATGGATCGATAGTCAGTTGCCGTGACTCCGCTCACCGACAGGCATGTACGGAGATTGGGGTTAGGGGTGCTTCATGAACGTGATCCAGTGCGTTTTCTCGCGCTTACCGGACTTGTGGCCAAACAGCGGCTGCTCGTCGGCAAGCGCCAGGATTTCGCTGACCCGGATCTGGGTCTCGTTCCATTTGAAGATCAGGAACTGGCCAGGCCGCAGCACCCGGAAGCACTCAGCGAACCCCTTGCGGAGGTCGTCGCGCCAGTCGTCGGTGAGGATTCCATACTTCAGCCGCAGCCAGCTTCCCGGCCGGCGCGCACCAGGTGTGGTGGATCGAACACGACCATGTTGAAGCTAGCGTCGTGGAAGGGCAGGTGCCGGAAATCCATGATGACGTCTGGCTCAACCTTCAGCACCCGGCCATCACATAGCACATGCTCTTCATCGCGAATGTCGCCGAACAGGGCGCGCTGGTCGCCTTTGTCGAACCACATCATCCGGCTGGCGCTACAGGGGTCTAGGACGCGTGCATTCATGGCATAGCTCCGCCCGCCGCTCACCGGCAAGCTGTTGAGTTGGAAGAGGGGTACAAGGAGCGGTTGTTAGCCGAACCGCTATAGGGAACTTTCCAGTATGGTTTTGTACAAATTGTTGTTTCGTGTATAAGTTTTACTGCCGCAATCAAGGTAGGAGAACTATTCGGTTAACTGGCTTGCAGGCCGCCACAGAACATTGAGCGCCACCATGAGTTCCGCGGAAGATCTACGATTTCAGGCACACGTTCTGCTTGTTGAGCTTGACGCTGCTACGACGCAGCTAATGATGCTTGTAGTGGCGGGCGAGCTTTCCGGCCCGAGCTGGGATGATGCCTTCGCTCGTCATAGCTCTGCTTATTCAGCTTGGGTAACCGCCGTCAGAGGCGTCAAAGTCGACCCAATGCCAATTCTCGACGCTCGCCCTCCTGAAGAGCCGCTCAGTTGCTGAGGCCACATCAACGCGGCTCCTTGGAGATGAACACGTAGGCGAAACAGGGTGGCGATCATGGCGCCACCTCGACCAGTTTCCATTTGGTGTTGTTCGTCTGGCTGTGATCCGACTCGACCAGGCCTTCGCGCTTCATCAGTTCCAACTCGCGGCGGATCTGTTTGGTGGTGAACGGTTCGATATGGAACCGGAACCACCAGGTGCAGAACCAGTTATCCCGGGTACCGTCCGGGCCACTCATGTAGATGATGATCCGCTGGCGGAGGGTCATGACGTCACCCGCTTGAACTCGACCACCCAGACCCACGGATTGGCGCTCCAGTCGCCACCGACGCTTTGCCACAGGTTGCCGAAGGCGTTGCGGTTCGAGTCGAGGCACTGCTCGTGACTGGTGTTTCTGTCCAACATCCATCCATTGCGCTGCGGGTGACGCGCTTCGGGTGCCGGGCAGGCACCGACCTCAGACCAGCCTTTCACGCCGTGTCCGCACCTGCGGCCGTAGTCGGTGAAAAAGCAGCCCTCAGCCTGGACCTGGTCTTCGGTGATGTCCTGCAACCGCTCGACGCGCACGTCGGTGATCTCCAGCAGGATGCGGCTGGCCCAGCGGGGCATGTGGATGCTGGGCCTCCATGTCGGCTGGTCCTGCTCGTACGGGTTGAGGCCGTCGGCGGCGTACACCAGGTCTCCGTCCTCTCGGGCCTGATCAAGGTCCTGCATGTCAGCAGGTTGTAGGTACGGCCCTTTCTGGACCTCGGAGTGATCGCAGTACCAGGTCTCGCGCACCCAAAGCCTGTCGCCGGGCTTGCCGTAGGGGCAAAGGTCAGCATTACCAGGCAACGCGAGAAAGGCCGGCTCAAACCCAGCGGCTAAACAGTCCAGCGCCGCTTGTTTCTTCACCTCGCGCCGCGTGACAGTCTTCCGACCTTCCAAGATGGCGCGCACCATCGGCGCCGAAAAGAGTATTGGCCGTTCCTTTATTTCAGGCATGACTTCGTCCTTGCCGCTATAGCGGCTGACCATGATGTTTATGTTTAGTAGTCAATAAATTTGCTAGAGTGGCTCTTTGATATTGCGAGGTATGGGCTCTTGAAGCGTTTTTTTAATTATTGGGCAGAGCAAGCTCAGTGGTGGAGCAGCAGAAAATTAGAGTGGTGGGCTGCACATGTCACAGCTTTCTATTTCGGCGGATCCCTACTCGTCATAGCAGCGAAGTTCGACGAACTAATACTTCTCAAACTAAATGAGATAGGTGACCTGGCCGCCGGAGTTTTCGGGCCCCTTGCCTTTTTGTGGTTGGTTTTGGGATATATCCAGCAGGGGCGTGAGTTAAGAATAAGTTCTGAATCTTTGAAAATGCAGGCTGATGAGTTGAGGGCTTCCGTAGAGCAGCAGACCGCTATGGTAGAGGTTTCCAGAAGACAACTTGAAGCCGATCTGGAGGCGTCTGCACATCAGCGTGAGCAAGTCGAACGCCAAGCAGAGCCAGATATCAGAGTGAAATACTATGACGTTGTTTACTCTCCTGGACGTAATGCTCGCTTTGAGATTTCCAATGTCGGACCTAAGTGTGAGTCTGTCGAGGTGATTCTGGAAAAAGAGAGCCATGAAGGCTACGAACTGTTAACTTCATTTGGTTACTTGGATGGCAGGGGTGTTCAGTTCATAACTTTGCCTTTTGCTTTGTTGAGTGTTAGCGAAAGTGTTTTTGTAAAGTTTACGTATTTGAAGATTAATGGTAATAGATCCGCTCAAAGATTTGGTTTTTTAAAGGTGGAAAATAACGGAAATCAGGACAGCGCCAAGGCGTATAAATATATTAGTCCTTCTCAAGTTTAGTGATGTATTAAACATCTCGCCTTCGGCTAGGACGGCATTGCGGAGGACGATCTTATGATCATGACAATGTCCTATGCCGGGCTATGCCCGGGCGGTGGAGTGGGGGAGTTATGCGGCGCGTGCTTGGCGTTGCTCAGTGCGCCATGGATCGTTGGCGCGTGCCAGCGCTGCCATTGGCGACGGGCTGACGCTGTTGCGGTTGGTAGGTGATGTCAATATGCTCCCACTCTCAAACAAGGAGGTGAGCAGTGAGTAAATACGCGCCCTTAGCAGACTTTCTGAAAGCCCAGGCGCAGGACTCTGTCCAACTGGCATTCGGTCAGATCGATGCGCTAGTCAATGGCCTGCCGCCCAGTGCACGGAATCATGATGCTTGGTGGGCGAACTCGCGTACGGAGGATAGCCACACGTGGGCTCACTTATGGATCGCTGCTGGTTGGGAATGTGTTTCCGTTAACAGGGCAAATGAAACCGCAGTTTTTCACCGAGCCTCAAATCGCTTAGCAAAGCCCATGCGGCGCTACTGGTGGGTTAATCACAAGCAAACTCATCTAAATGAGTATGCTGGCGGATACATTTGGTCTCCAAAAGAAAAGCGTAATGGTGCGACCAACCAGACGTATCTGAACCTCACTCTCGTGAGTCCCGGTGATGTAGTAATTTCGTATGCGGATGGGCTAATAAAGGCAGTAGGCGTTGCTTCGGATGCACATCGCGAAGAGCCTATCCCCGACAGTCATTGGCAGGCTGCTGAATACTGGCAAGCTCTTGGCTGGATGGTGCCGATCATGTGGGCCAGGCTGGATCATCCAATTTCTCCAAAATTACACTTAGATGCCTTGTTGGACCTTCTTCCAGAGAAGCATTCCCCATTACAGAAAAATGGCGATGGAAATCAGGGATGTTACCTCGCAAGTATTTCTCCAGCGCTAGGTGGAGTGATTCTGGGTCTGGTAGCGGATCGCGATTTGAAAGCGTTGACAACAATTCGGGTTACAGCTTCGTCACAAGTGAATGGGCCAGGGGAGGATCACCGCCGTTTACCTGCAGAGCAATTACGCAGTGTAACCCCTGAGTATATTTGGGAGGCAGTGCAAAGCTTGCTTCAGGGCCTGACCTCGGAGGAGTTTGGGCCGTCGATTGATTATGATTTGTTGGTTGATGAAGGGAAGCGACTGGCACCGAAGCAGGTGTTTGGACTTGCCGCAACAGCCGCTCTAGGGTTCACTCTCAAGTCTCGCCACTTCACCGCGGGGAAGGGAACTGTTTGTTTCGAACTGCTGGAAGCCGCGGGTTATAAAATAGTCCCGAAAGGCGAGCAAGTCGAGGTGCTCGAAATACCCAATGACACTGAAGATAGGGAGTGGGCCGAGGGCCAAGTCAAGCTGGTGTATCACCTGAAACGTGAACGCTCACCGGGTCTATCTAGAGCCAAGAAGGCTTCATTTATCAAGAGGCATGGCCGGCTTTTTTGCGAGGAGTGCGGAACAGATCCTGTCGAAGCGTATGGCGATTTTGGTGTGGCTTGTATTGAGGTTCATCATGAGGCGATCCAGGTTGCAGATATGGGCGAGCAGCACAAGACAACCCTAGACCAATTGCGGTGCCTGTGTGCCAACTGTCATCGTGTTCTGCATCGCAAATTGAAGGCTCAGATTGTTCACCCTACACCAGCTAACACTTAGCCCGACGCTATTTCCGCAGCGCTCGGTTGATAGTCGGCTTCAGCCATCTCGCAAAAAAAAGAGCAAGCTGGTAACGCCTCGTTTCGTCGGGGTTTACCAGGCGAAAGGTCACGTAGAGAGAAACGGATATTGGTCTTACGGTCGCGATGCAGGTACGAGCCTGAGCCAAGTTCGTCCTGGACACGGCAAAGCTCTTCAAATTGCTCCGGAAAGTCCTCGCGGATCGCTCGAAAGTAGCCTTCGCCACCTTTCACGCAGCCGATGCAGTTGGCGTTGTCGTAGCCCAGGCGGTACATCAGCGGCAACTCGATCCCAGCGCGCTGGATCATCGCCTTGCAATCCTCTTTGCCCAGGCCCGCGTCAATCAGCGGGGCAATAACAGGGCGATCAGGGTTTCGGTCTCGGAAGTCTTCCAGGCGGTCTACTTCTTCCATCGTGTAACCAAACACCATCACGTCGCCAGGGTTCTTCCATGCGTCGAGCAACCGCCGTTTCAACAGCTTTGTGCATGGCGCACCATTGCGCCCTTTCATGAAACGCTCGCGCCGGAAAACCTGAATGATGTCTGCGCCGTATTTCTCGTCACGCAGTTGCGCAATTCCCTGACCGAACCACTCCTGGCAGTCCAGCAAGAACCGCCGGTTATCTTCATGCTCGTTTGCCAGAAAAGCATTGATGATCTGCACGTCGTGCGTGGCGCCGTATTGTGCCAGGGCCATCTTTGTGGCCACAGCCGAGGCGGCGCCGCAGCTGAACTGGCAAACGATTCGGGGTCGTTGTGCGGACATAGGGGATCCTCGCCAGCTGGCGTGTTACAGAAGAGTGGATTGCGTTAAGTAATGGAAACTTCTGTCGTTGGGCGGTGCTCTCCTATGGATCAACGAATAGGAGGTCAGATATGAATTGCTATCTTTGCGGGATGGAGGCGAAGGAGTCAGGAGAAGGTCAAGGCGAACAGCTTGTGGATTGCTCTGACTGCGGTACGTACCGAATCTCAAGTCTCGTCCTTAAGGAGCTCGAAACAAAGAAATTTGAGTTCTCGAAGATGCGGGATGATTTGCACCGTCAGCGGCAGTTCAACGCCACCTCTGTCGCAGAGATCAATACAGAGACGGCCATCTGGTCTTGAGCGGCAGCCGTGCTCCTGTACGTCTTTGAAGGCACCGATAAATTGGTGTTGAACCTCGATATGGGGTATTACGGGTGACCGGCATGGAGCCGGATCAAGGAGGTATGTATGCGTAATTACAACTACGAAGCAGGCCTTCATGAGCTTCAAATCGCAAAGGAGGAAGCTGAGGCGGCTGCGGAAGATTTCTACGATAAATACTGGCCGTTCCAGACTGACGAGATAGCCGCTCAGTACAGGGATCTGCAGTTCACGGCGGTTATCATGCTCGCCGAGTTTGAACAATTCGCTCAGCAAGGCAGCATTAAGCCAGCACGGTAACGCTCCTTAAGGTGTGTTGCTTGTTCCACAGTTCCGACAGTCTTCCCGATAGCGCTGGGCGTCGCTGATGAACCGGCCGCAGCCTTCACAATTGAACATCATCATTTTGGGTTTTTTCGGCTTGGGCAGCTTGATGCCGGTTCCCCGTAGAGCCTCCTTGATGTTCACGTCGTCGCGTTCGACCAACCGGCGGCTATGCGCGTCGATGTACGGCCTGGGCCAGACCACTGCACCTGATTGACCGAGCTTGCCGATCCAGGTGACGGTGTGAGCCCTCGGCACCACGGCTGCCTTCGACAGATCGCTTGTGAATACTCCGTCTTCACAAAGCCAAATCAGGTTGTTGCCGTTCCAGCATTGCGGCTTCTGGACGTAAAACTCGGCTGCGTCGGGGTGTTGGTCCAGCGCCTCGCTCAAGGTGACATTCTGGCAATCGACACCGACTCGCGCCCTGGCGTCGACATAGGCTTTGGGCCAGGGGATGTCAGTGTCGCGGTGATCGCAAGCGCCGTCCCGGGTGAACACTTGGGCCTTGGCCAGATCAGTGACATAACCAGATCCGCCAAAGCCCCAGAACGATAACCCGTCGCCGACGTAGGCCTGGCGGTCTCGCTCAAGCTGCAGATGCTCGGGGAGAATGTCATAGCCGTAGGTCAGATCGGTGTCGCATACGAAGAGGGTGCCGACGTACAGCTTGCCGGGCCGGGATGGCAGGATATGGCCGTATTTGGTACCGATGACGTCGCTCATCGGCGGCTGCATACGCAGGCACATGTTCCGGATTTCCGTTTCGTCTTCCTCGGAGAGGCCGGAGACAACGAACTCAACGCCCTGATTCTGCCTATGTGCCGGCGTCTCGTTGATGCACAGCACCTCCGCGTCGAACTGGTCGCTATGCCGGAACTCAGGCACCCACTGCTTATTGCCATTCCAGACCTTCACGTCGTACCCGTTCCGGGTCAGTACCAACAGGGCGATTTTGTAGCCCTCGCCGAAGCTGCCGATGGCATCGGGGCGGTCGGACTTAGACGTGCTGCCTAGAACCAGGGTGCTGGCCTCCAGCCTTGCAAAGCGGCTGGTGATGAACAGCTGGCCGTTGGCGAAGGCGTATTCGAAAGGCGACTCGCTATCCAGCGCGTTCTGCACCAACTCCCGGATGGCTTCTTTCAGGCCCCAATGGCGGACGTAATCGCGGGACAGGGGAAGTTCGTAGGACTTGGACCGGATGCGATCTGCAATAGCTGCGAGCATGGCAATACTCCCGCGCCATCCTTGCGGGGCGCTGTGATGTGTTGGTTATTGAGTGATTCGATCAGCGAGGGCGCTGAGCAACATCAGAAAGGTGCAGACGGAGAGGGCAGAGAAGGAACCGCGCCAGATCAGCATGCGCCTGGTGCGCTGGTGGGGAGTCAAGGCCGAACCCTCACCGCGATGCGACCACCCTTCATGGTTGGCGCCAGGCGCTGTGGCAGATCCCGCACCAGGTCTTCACGCTTGCGGCCGATGAGCTCGTTGAAGGGAAGGCCGAAGCCCAGGATGGCAATGCGGCGCTCGATGTCGTCGAGCTGCTCGTCGATCAACGATTTAACCGGTGCCTTGGTCATGCAGCCTCCTTGCGGTGCCTGGTGATTTTCAGCAGGCGCTGGCAGTAGTGGTTGAATTCTTCGACGGTGATCGCGTCGCCGGTGAGCATGTTGGTGATCATCCGCGCCACGACGGCTTGGGCGCCGGCCTCGCTGCTGGGATGCTCAAGTGCTTCAATTGCCTCATCAATCAGGATGTGCGGACTCATAGGTCGGCATCCACATCGTCTTCGCGCTCTTCCCGTTCTGCTGCTACTGCGTCTTCGGCATACGGTCTCAGCAGCGCTACAGCGATCTTCTCGACCGCTTCAATCGGGCGTTGATGGCCCAGCAGGTCGGCTGCGTGAGCCCGGGCATCGCTCTGGCTGCCGAGCATCGCCGACAGCAGTAGGCGGGCAAACGAATCACGCTGGTCCAGGCCGTCGATCTGGCGCTGGTTCAGGTAGCCCTGCAGGGCCGTGCAGAACCAGTCGAACGTCACCACCTGCAGCTGGCCGTAGCGGCGCTTCCACTTGATGTCGACGCCGCACACCAGGCGTTCCGCCGAATGCTCAAGCCAGTCCGTCACCTCGTCGCTCTCGCTGACCTCTGGAGGCAACTGAGCGTCGTAACGCTCCTGGCATATCTTCAATGCTGCGTTCATTAGCGCCTCCAAAGTGGCGGGTTGTTCACCTGTATTCGTCAACACTCATGCCTCCCGCTGGTTGCCGATGGGCGCGGGGGAGGAGTGCTGACGTAATAGAGGCGGGGAAGGGAGGACAGGTCATCCAACTTCGTTGAAGCGGCGCTTTTATTGCTGGACAGTTGAGTGAGCTGATAGGCTAAAAACAGCCATGTGCGAGAATCGCACCGCCAAATAGCGAGACTTTTGAATGTCCAGATTTTTTCTAACCACTATTTTTGCCTTTGTTTTTCTCGGCGTAATCTCTGGTTGCTCCTCCACTGCCGAACAAGAAAAGACACTGAGCGCCGGGCTCGTGGCGCATTTGAATAAATTCAAGAATTACCCGATCGCCTCGCAATTGTCTGGGATTGAAGGGACAAACCAACTGCGCTTTACGATAGATGGCGACGGAAATGTCGTTTCTTATGAGCTGGTACAAAGTTCAGGCAATGTGGACTTGGACGCGGCCACTTTAGAATTAATCCGTCGCGCCCAACCACTGCCGAAACCACCAGCCGATTTAATGAAAGACGGCCCAATTACGATCACTGCCCCTTTTATCTACTCCCTAGACGGGAATATCTGAGCAGGACTTGCAATCCGCCGCCGTCAGTCGATGGCCGTCTTCGCACTCAACGACACGCACGCCGCTGGTGTAGCGATGCTCGGTATTGAGCCGGTTTGCCTCGGCGATGCAGGCGGCCAGGCTCTCGTCAGCAAAGACTTGCAGCTCGCCGCGGCCGGTGATGTGAAGAACCTTATTCATCGTCCTACCCTCCGTTGATTTCCCGGATGACCCTGTCGCCAAGGTCATCGAGGAAATCTGGGGGTGTTTCCCGCGCCGCTTACCAGGTCATTCGCCAGTTCGGTTAACACCTCGACAGCCGTATGGGGTATCCCATCGTTGGCAGGCTTTCGGGCCTGTCTGTCGCCGGTCACCAGTAGTGGCAGCGCGTTTTGTTCACCTGACTTCCTCTCGCCCCACAGGTGATAGCCGGGGCTGACCTCCCAGCGAGAGCCGGGTAATCGTTTATGGCGCTGATTGTTAAAGAGCGGGTCAGGCCCTGGGCCCTGGCGAGTCCCTGTTGGGTGACTCGATGGAGTGAATATAAGCACACTTATTTTATTCGTCAATAAGTCTGCTTATATATTTTCCTTCGGCCGATAAAAAGCCCGCTCAATAGCGGGCTCATTTATGCGTCGCAGTACTCTCGCCAACCGATCCTGGCGGTGCCGCCCTCCAGGATCTCGACCCGGACGCCAGAGGTCTCGCCGATCTCGTCCAGGAGGCGCTGCCAGTCCTCTGGTGATTCGTGATCCAGCCTCACCACTGTGACCGCCTGTACCTTTTGAACAACTGGCGCGGCGATCAGTGCTTGGAGGCGGCGGCCTGCCGCTTCGTATGACGAGGACGGTTTCGAAGTGGTAAATGCTGGGGTGGGCATGTGGCGCTCCTTACTTTTACTGGTTCTATATACAGTATTTGTGTTCCTCGGCATTGGCAAGCAAAGTCATGCATTAGTGCATATATTTTGTGAGTCCCTTTCTCTTAGGCATGAAAAAGCCCGCACATGACGGGCTACGCTGAGCTTGATAAATCAGTCCGTAATCGGTGGGTACTTGCCGCTCACCGAGTCTCTGTAGAGGATCTCGCTGAAAAGCCTGGGGCCGTCGCGCATCGTGACCAGGGCTTGCTTGGCTTCTTCCTTCGTTTCAAATGGGCCGGCACCCACGGCTAGGCCGATCATTGAAACAACCGGAAGTCCGGTACTCGTAATGGCTTCAATGGTGCGCTGTTGTTCTTCCTCGTCACGGCAGGCAGTCGAGGCGACCCATCCGTTTTTCAGCCTTGTGGCGGCTACCGGTTCAACGTCTGCACCGCAGTGCTTACACTTGACCGCAGCGGTCTTGATGCTTTCGGCACACAAAGGGCACGGGCGTGTGTCTTTCTCTGCCTGGGCGGCAGCAGGGGAGCCCTTACCGCCCAACAAAACCATGAGCAGGCCGGCGAGCGCAATCACTCCGCCAACAATGGTGTGGATCTGGCGGTCAGCCATCAACCCCAGGTTATTCACCCGGCCGCCAGCGCCGGTTGCGACGGACACATCCATGCTCAGTGCGAAAATCAGCCAGCACACGCCCACGATCAGCGCGAACGTCCCAAATCCTTTCATTGGATCCCTCCCGTAATTGAGCCCGCACTTTACCATTCGTGGCGAACGGCTACTATTGAAGCTGCAGTCAACAAGACGACTGAACCCGGCTGACCCAACTCAAAAAAACACTTGGCGTGTCATTATGAGCAGAGACAGTAAATCGACTGAATTGGCCACCTGGTGCCGCATGCTCGAGGAGCCAAATCTCTACATAGATCCCGAAGAGCTTTACGACATACTCCTTGGGATGGCTAATTCGTTAGAGCAGGAAGGTGTCATCAGCGCTACTGAGTGGCGCCACCTTGTGCGTGATGCTTCCACAATTTTAGTTGGGGAGGGCACAGAGAATGACGCGGGCCCTTAAGCACTCTAGCGGCTCGCTCATCCTCCGTTACAGGCGCAGAGCTTTATCCTTTAGCAAATCGCGAGGCAAACAAAAAAGCTCGCATATGCGAGCTAAAGTCGAGCGCGGAGGGGGGCTTGCAGCTCGACAACTTAATTCTAGCTCAGGAATTTTGCGAATCAAGATGTGGAAGGGATCTAGAGTTTTCGAGGGAGGGGGGCAGAGCAAGCAGCGCAAGCCAGATTCAAAATGAACTAGCGATTGTCAGGGCGAGTTGCTGGTCAGTCATTAGTGGCGGCACGTAGGTCGTGTGATAAAAGCGTACTGCCTGTTCAAACTGGGCGCCACGAATCTCTCCATCTGAACCAATGAATGCTAGAGCATCGCTCTTCGCTTTTTTCATTATTGCCGTGCCATCAACTGTAAATGCCGTTGATGCGCCGAGGACCATTGTCGGAAGCAACGTGGTGACGGTACGCGCACGCTCTACTGGATTTTCGACATACCACGCCATTGCGTCAACACTGATCAATAATGTAATGACTGCCGCCAGAGCCTTCCATGAGTTCATTCGTGGCGCTTCCATTGCGTTTAAAGTACGGAGCCACTCTAGCAGAGCCGGTACCTGCGGTGGAGACGGTGAGACCGGCACGGCGGGTAGTGGGGGTCGACATCAGAAAGAGACTGCTATCGCCTGTGCCAGCTGCATGTCGGACATAGGAGGCGACGTGTAGGCCGAACGATAGTGCCGGGATGCTTGCTCAAACTGTGCGCCACGGATCAGACCATCCGAACCAATGAACGCCAGAGCGTCGGTCTTCGCCGATTTGAAAACCTTTGGCGGCTCGGTCGTGAGGGACGTGGTAGCCCCAATTAAAAGTGTCGGCGCGCAAATTGTGAGAAATATCGCGGCAGCGGTAGGATTGGCGCCTTCACCTGATACGGCCTGCGTGCTGACCGATGCCAATAGGGCTATCGCCAGTGTTTTCCATGAGTCCATTCTTCGAAGCTTCCATTGCGATCAGAGGGCGCCACGATAGCAGGGTAGGGGGATCACCAGATACAAGAAGCCCTGCGCTGGGCCGGGCTCGATGATGGCTGCTTATGCTGCTACCGCCAGGGAATCGGCTCTCACAAGCACCAGGATATTCACAAGGCGGCCTTCAGAAGGACTTTGCATTCGGCGTCGTATTTTTCACGCAGCTTGGCAGTACTAGCTGGCGTCATCGGCCCTGGTGTCTCTTTGTGTAATTCCACCATTTTTTGCGCAACTTCTTCCTGGGCCTGCGGGGTGTAGCCAGCGTGCACCAATAGTACATAGGAGGCTCTTGAGGACTGACTGCGGCTTATGTCTGGCTGGTCACCAGCTACTGAAAGCACTTCGTAGTAGGCCGCGCAGTGGATGTCTCTTTCTTTTTTGGTGTCGGCTTGGGCTGTTAAGAAAGTGCAGGTGAAGATGGCGCAGAAGGCCAGTGGCATTGAGGATAGGCGCATGAAAACAAGTCCATTCGAGGGGGGCACAGATTTTATCAGCCCAGGGCATAGATACAAGAAGCCCGGCGCTGGGCCGGGCGTAAATCTTTAAGACGGCTTACTACAAAGCCTTCCGAGCGAAGCAGAAATCTTTGTTTGAGTTATCACTAAGAACGTCATAAACAAAATGTGTTTTAATACCAAAATGCAATGCCGCATCGGGAATCTGAATTTTATTCTTTCGGTCCGGGTTGCTTAGTTCGTGGGTGATTATTTCATACCCGTAAGCCATAGCTACAGCTATCAAAAAGGCATCTGCTATATCGCTTCTTGCAAATTCTTTTTTTGCAGCGTCTTTGAAGTGTGTGCTGCTGGCTGTCCATTGCATAACCTCCCTGTATCTTAATATCACCTTCGCATCGGTATCGTCAGGTAGGAAAAAGCTTTCAGGCAACTCATTCAACCATTCTTTAACAGGATCACCATCCTGTCCGCGGCTCAGCTCTTTTTTTACTTTCTGTATGGAGCAGAGCATCCCGTCATTATGGGCTTGCTTTATCCAGCTCCAAAAGTGACTGCAAAACTCGAACCGGTAGTGAAAGTTCTTCGCTTGCAAGAATATGTTCGAGTCAACTAGATACTTATGCATAGGCGCGAATGTTCTTCTTGTAAAGGTTCGTGACTGTGTCTGGCGTAATGTTCAGAAGCCTTGCGGCGTCACGAATCAAAATGCTTCCCTCCATGGCGCTTTTGACTAACGCATTGGTAACCTTTTTGCTATTTCTAACCGGAATGGTTGCATATGGATTTCCTCCAGAACCGCCGGACTTGTAGCTCAATGCGTAAAGCTGGGAGTAAGCGGACCTAGAAATCTTACCTAGCTCAAACGCGCGACGTCCTACGACTAGCTTGCTGACCTTGAAGTGTCTGCTTGCACGGTCAATAGCCTCAATTTCGCTTCCAGCCCATAGAGAGAGGAACTCATCTTTTGGGACGAGCATTTCTGCTGCGACGCTATTGCAAAAAGACTCGACATTTTTTCCAGGCCTGAAATCTTTTGGAGAGGGTATGTCAGAAACCCCGCTCTCACCTATCCAGAGGTGAGCAACTTCATGAGCTAAGGTAAAAATCCATGCCGCTTCAGCATCTTTACCATTAATGAACACCGCGGGTGCGTACTCATCACATATGGCAAACCCACGGAACTCGGATACGGAAAGCCCCCGCCTAGAGTTGCTCTTCACAATACTGTTTTTAAAGACAAGTATTCCAATGGATTCAAAACTTTCAGATAACGCTCGGAAGTACTCGGATTGGTTTGCGCAAGATTTTTTTAAAGCGAAGTCAATACCTGCAGTTTCCGTGATGTGCTTTGCCACTAAGCAGGGGTCATCAGAAGTGCTGTATTTACCAATAAAAGGCAGCGGGTCTGCACCGATATCATGTAGATAATCAAGATACCAGTTCTGTTTCGCAATTACGTCGTCTAGAACCTCGAAGAAGTCCGGACCCAAAGGATCGGGAGAAACGACTTGTCTCATGTCGGGTAGTCGTGGCTTGGCAATGCTTGGAGGCGTGTCGAGCAGCAGGTAGCCAAAGGGGGTATGGGTGACTTTGGCAACCTTTTCTAGCTGGCGAACAGTGAGCTCTCCAACCACAAACCTATCAATTCCTTTTCCGGACACGACCAGAGAAGCAAGATCCTCAAGGGACTTGCCAATCTGGCTGGCGGCCCAATCTAGCAGGGCTGGCGAAATGTTTAGCGTGTCCATAATATCTTTATCATCGAGTGTCCATTCGAATTATGGTGTGTCTGGCATCCACTGTCAGTGGCAAAATGCGCACATTCGTCCGTTTTCGCAAATAAATTTACAAACAAGCTACTCCATTTTCTGCCTCAAAATCCTTCCCGCCTTCACCTCATTCGCTCGCGCCATAGAAGTGGTTCAGCGCTATCAGCTCAACGACAGCCACGATGGTGCAGAGCACAACGAAGCCAGGGCTGAAGACCCGCTTACGGCCTGATGAGCCCCAGCTAAGACCAGCTGCGTCGGAATAGCCGGGGATCATCATGAGGAAAGCGAGGCAAGCAATGATCCCGACTTTGCTCCAGAAGCTCTGCTCTCGCCATGAGGTCGAAGGTTTTCCAAGGGCGGATGGCATCAGTAAAACTTCTGCAGCGCCTGGACCACCACGCCCACGATCCGGCAGTTCTCGTCGACGGCCTCGATTGGGTAGCTCGGGTTCAGCGGTTTCAGGAACAGCCGGCCGCCATCGCTGACCAGCTTCTTGAACGTCGCTTCGTTGCTGTCTGGCAGCTTGGCTACCACCAGCTTGCCTGGGGCGACTTCGGCCTCAGTGTCCACTAGGATCAGAGTACCTTCAGTGATGCTCTGGCCGGCGGGCGCTGTCATCGAGTCGCCTTTAACTGTCAGCCAGAACGCCGGGCCTTTCGAGTTGTATTCGGAAAACTCGTAGCGATCCGATATACCAACAGGGTAGGGCTCTACGGCCTCGGCCCAAGATCCGGCGGAAACCCAGCTGATCACTGGATAGCGGAAGCTCTGAGGATTCTGGGCAGCCAGCGATACGTTCGACTCTTCCTTTTTTGAGTCAATGACCATGGGCCCAATATCGTCCGACAGCCAAATAGCACTCACGCCGCATATGTGGGCGAATTTTGGAAGGTGTGCGCTTTGAAGGTTCTTGCCTGTCTCCAGCTGGGAGATCAGGGGCTGCTCAACACCGGAAACCGTCGCCAGTTTTGCCTGGGTCAGTTTCGCGTGTTTCCGCGCTTCTTTTAGTCGTTCTGCAAGTGTGCTCATGCACATGAATTTATAAGTTTCCTTATTGGCTTGCAAATAAGCCTGCTTCTACCTACGATATAAGCAGGCTTATCAGGAGGGCTCTCATATGACCCCTATCGAAAGGCTCGTCGACTTCTTCGCCCGTGCCTTCAACCTTGCTCTTGAGGCCCACGGCTTCCTCAAGGTCCTCCAGCGCAAAAACTCCAAGCAGGAAATGGTGGACTTCTGGTCCGTGACCGAGAAGGGCATGGCCTACGGCAAGAACCTCACCAGCCCTCAATGCCCCCGCGAGACGCAGCCTCACTGGTACGTGGATCGCTTCCTTGAGTTGGCCAAATTGATCGGGAAGGCCTGACATGCAGTACACCGTCACGATTAACCAGGTGAAGGCGCTGGAGTGGGGGCTGAATTCTCAGCAGGCCCTGCTGTTCGCTTTCGTCTACGGCTGCCCGAGCTGGGCCAAGCCAATCAAGACTGATGACGGGATCTTCTTCGCGCTGAGCAAGGCCAAGATCACTGATGAGCTGCCGCTGCTCACCGACAAGCCAGACACCGCTTACCGTATGCTGAAGGCCCTGGAAGAGGCCGGTTTGATTGAGCTTTCCAGCACTTCGAACATCACGCTTTTTCGCCTTACCGAGAAGGCCATCGAGTGGAACCAGAAGCTTGATGGGTCGGAAAAATATCCGACCCCACCAAAAAACAAAGGTCGGAAAAAAATCCGATCTACCTCGGATAAATCTCCGAGCAAGGTCGGAAAAAAATCCGAGCAAGGGTCGGATAAATCTCCGACAAATCAGGATACCAATCATCAGGGTACCAATCAGGACACCAGTCAGGACTTGCAGGACGCCACCGGCAAGCCGGCTCAGTCCCGCGGCTTGGTGCTGGTTGTTGATCGCACCGACATTCCACGGGTCGAGATCCCCGCCGACATGCCTGGACCCAAAGACCAGACCTGCAAAACCTTCAAGGTTTGGGCGAACTACGCCATGGCTTACCGCAAACGCTACGGCGCCTGGCCGGTGTGGAACGCCAAGGTCGGCGGCCAGCTCGGTCAGTTGGTCGACCGCCTGGGGGCCGATGTCGCTCACCATGTCGCCGCCCACTTCCTGAAAACCAGCGACGCCGCCGTACTGCGTAAGTGCCACAGCCTCAACGAGCTTCTGGTCAACGCCGAGAGCTACCACACGCAATGGGTGACCGGGCAGCGCATCAACGGCACAACTGCCCGCCAGATGGAGCGGACGGAAGCGAACCACTCCGCAGCGGAGCAGGCCGCTCAGATGGTTCTGGCCAAACGCCAAGCAGGTGACCGCAATGAATACCTCTGAAATGAATGACCAGCAGGTTGCCGGGCTGGCCGCTGCCATCTGCGCAACGGCCGAGGCCATGGGCCAGGAAATGAACCCAGGCACCGCCGCGATGATGGCTGAAGACCTCTGCGCCTACCCGGTGCCCGTCGTCAAAGCCGCGTTGAAAGCATGTCGCTTTGAGGTGAAGGGCAAGCTGGCTATGGCTGACATCCTGCAGCGTGTTCTGACCTCCGACGGTCGCCCACCTGGCTACCATCGGTAAGGTGTTGCGCGCCATCGACACGCTGCCTTTCCAGGTGCAGCAGTTCGGCCACTACCTGTACCACCCGGCGATGAACATGCGGCACCTGCTGAATGCGGTGCTGCTGATCACCGCCAAGGCAGCATTGCCGGACCTCACATCGGCCAAGCGCGTGAAGGCGCAATACCTGGTGACCCTGGCCCTGCAGTCGTACAAAGGGGAGGTGGCCGGGGCTGCCGAATGGGGGCCGGCGCGGGTAGCCGCCGAGATGAACACGTTCTTCGGCGTGACCATCGATCCGAAGAACTGGACGCGTGACTGGCTCGACCTTTGGGAATCCCTGAAAGAAGTGATCAAGGAAGTGGATATTCAGGCTCAACAGCCAGTTTGGCAGGTGATTCACGCGGAAAAAGATCAGGAGGCGGCATAATCATATTGACATGACGGGGAATTCCGAGTACTTTTCCCATAGTGCACAAGTAACGCGAAACGCACACGAGACCTTAAACCCGGCCAAGCGCCGGGTTTTTTATTGAGTAGTGTCCTTTGGTTTGAATTTACATCAACATCTCGCCTCCATGATCAAGGAGATGGACACATGTTTGATTTAGGAATGGCGAAGTTGCATGTAGACGACTTAAGTCCAGAGTGGCGGAAAGTCGCGCAAAATTTAGACCCTAAAATTGTCACCGTCTGGGTGGTTTTTTACCAAGGCAGAGTATTTGGCGTTTATGCATCAGTTATGGCAGCAGCCAAGGCGGTCGCTAAAATCGAATTACAGCTGGTTGCGGGTGAAAAGCCTCAGCCACAGTCCTCATTAAAGGTGTTGCTGGAAAGAAAGCTAAAAGATGCCGATTTGAAAGATCAGGATCCACCAGGCTCAAAGCCGTCGATCTGAATTCACTGCTATCCAACGAGCCCAGCCATCGAGCTGGGCTTTTTTGTTTTCAGCCCCGCCACACCCTTCGCATTGAGCAGGGAGTGCCGCCGGGGCTGACCTATTTCCATCATGCCCCACGGAGTCGAGCGCATGGAGTATCTACAGCGCCTGCTCGACAAGATCGACAGGTTCGAATTGCTGATTGCGGGCCTGATTGGGGCTGTCGTTGCGAGCTGGTGGCACAAGGACGACTTGTCTGACTGGCGCGCCTGGATGGTGTTCTTGATCACTGGGGTTGCCTGCTCGCTGTACCTGACGAGCATGGTCAGCGCCTACCTGAATGTAACCGAGCCGAAGATCGTTGCCGGGATTGGCTTCTTGCTGGGCACGTTCGGCGGTTCGCTCCTGGCAGCAATCAACAGAGCCATCAAAGCCGCTGACCTCTGGGCGCTTATTCGCCACCGGTTCGGGGGAGGCAATCCACCATGAATCTTGAACTGATCAACTCCATCGCCTGCGGCCTTATCGCGCTGTGGGCGACCTGGTGTGTACTTAGTGGGAAGGTGCGGGACGGTATTCTCGGAAAGCTGATCTACACCACGATCGCCATCACTGGATTCGTCGTGTCGGTGCGCAGCCAGAACATCTTCTTCGGCCCGACCACTGCCGGCCTGACGTTGCATGTCGCCCTAGCCCTGGCTGGTGCTCGCCACATCTTCATGGTCACGTACTGGCAGCGGGTGAAGGTCTGGCTGTGCCGGACGCTGAACTGCGAGCACTGCCTGAACTGTAACACGGCACCTGGCGGTGTCGAGCGCAGAGCCAAGTAATGCGAGGGCCTACCATCCCCCTGGAAACCACTGACGGGCGAGGCTTACCGTCACACGCAAAGCATGCTGACTTTGATCACACTCCAACTGCTGATCTTCGGGCGTTGCGGGTTTGCGCCACCTGAGATTTGCCGTTAAACCTTTGGCGTAAGATCGCTCAAATTCGGTATTCGCTTCTTTGGTAAGGCGCATGGCTTTCGCATAGTCCGCCTCAAGGTCATCAGGCAGCGATTCACAAGCCAGTTTGGCTTGCTGATACCTAACGGCATACATGTAGCCGTCAGTTGGGGCTTCGTCGTAGCTGTAGCGAGAGGGCTCCACAGCCATTGCTGGGCCAGCGATAAGTAAAGCGATGAGATACAGGCGTCCGTGCATGGGTTTGAGTCTCGAAAAAATCAAATTTGGCGGAGTATACCTGGCTCATACGCGCCACGTTTTCGAATGCGCCAAATCGTGGCGCGGATTAGAGTTACCTGCTCAGTCAACCTACTTATCCATTCATACGTGCCGCCAGTAAGGCTCGCTCCTTGCTTAGAGGTTTGAGCACCGCGGGTTGCTCTCCGATTTTCATGAACAGGAAATAATGGTCCTGATCATCGTGCAGGATACGGTAGACGTCAGCTGTTCTGTCAGTGCTAGGCGAAGTCAGCTTGTCCACAATCAATTTGTAAGCGCTAACTCCCAGCTTCTCCAAAGCTGTCTGCAGCTCTGCGTCAATCCGTGATCGCCATTTTTTCATGTTGTGTCGATATGCTAGGACTGCAAGCACGATTGCCATTATTGGCATTACGCCGGCCGCGAAGATGGTAAATAACGTATCCATGATCTCTCTTTGTTAAATAAGAAAACTGTTCATGAATACCCGCAAGCTTGAAAGGCGGCAAGAGAAGGTCACGATATGATTCGACCAATGCCGCCACTATCGCTGCTTGAATTGTCCGACTTTGGTGTTCGCATTACCCCAGCTCCCGAGGTATGGGAATGGCTCCAAGCCGAGATCCTTGCCGACACCGGCATCATTCACAACGAAGACCATGCTCACCTACTGGATGCAGACATCCGGATCATGTGGGCGTCGTCGAGCTTCGAGAAGCAGGGCCGCACTGTCCTGGGCCAAGCCGAGCAGGTAGCGTTCCGCGCCGGCGGTTGGCAGAAAGCCCGGATGGAGCAGCAGATGCGTGACTGGTTCGGCGATGTGCCGGCTTTCATCATCACGCTGGCCGCTGACTACTGCGCCCAGTGCAGCGACCTTGAGTTCTGCGCCTTGATCGAACACGAGCTGTATCACCTGGCTCACGCGACCGACAAGTACGGTCAACCAGCATTCACCCAAGACGGTGCACCGAAGATCAAGCTGCAGGGCCACGACGTCGAAGAGTTCGTCGGGGTTGTCCGCCGCTATGGTGCGAGCCCTGACGTTCAAGCGTTGGTGGATGCTGCAAACAGACCTGCTGAGGTGGGGAAATTGAACATTGCGAGGGCCTGCGGAACCTGTCTGCTCAAGCTGGCTTAATCCTTGACAGCCCTTGACGGAAAACGAATCTATGGCAGCCCTGAAAGATGAGGTGAAGGCCTTTATTGTCCAAGCCCTGGCCTGCTTCGACACCCCCAGTCAGGTTTGTCAGGCCGTCAAGGAGCAATACGGCATCGAAGTATCCCGCCAACTGTGTGAGCGATACGACCCTACCAAGTATTCCGGTCGCGACCTCGGGCAGAAGTGGAAGACGTTTTTTGAAGAGTGTCGCAAGCGCTTCAGGGAAGAAACAGTCGATATCCCGATCGCCAACCGCGCCTTCCGCCTCCGCGCCATGAACCGCTTTGTGGAGAAGGCTGAGACGATGAAGAACATCGGCTTGGCTATGCAAATTCTCGAACAGGCCGCGAAGGAAACCGGCGACATCTACGTCAACCGGGCCCGGAAGGAAGAGGTTGGCGACGAACCGGTGATCCCGACCCGAATCCAGGTCGACGTGGTGGATGCGAGGAAGCCGAATGCCGAGCCTTAATGTTCCGCAGGCTCAGTTCCTCACGCTGCCCCACAAGTTTCGCGCGTTCGTTGCCGGGTTCGGCTCGGGCAAGACCTGGGTTGGATGCTCGGCACTGAGCAAGCACTTCATGGAGTGGCCCGGTGTTAACGCTGGCTACTTCGCACCGACTTACCCGCAAATCCGGGACATCTTCTATCCGACGATGGATGAGGTGGCCTACGACTGGGGGCTGAAGACGAAGATCAATCAGGCGAACCACGAGGTTCACATCTACAGCGGCCGACAGTCCCGCGGCACTGTGATCTGCCGGTCTATGGAGAAGCCGCAGACAATCGTCGGCTTCAAGATCGGCCACGCCCTGGTGGATGAGCTGGACGTGCTCACCGCAGTCAAGGCGCAGCAGGCCTGGCGCAAGATTATTGCCCGAATGCGCTACAACTTGCCCGGGCTGAAGAACGGGGTGGACGTCACCACGACGCCGGAAGGCTTCAAGTTCGTCTTCCTGCAGTTTGTGAAACAGCTGCGCGATAAGCCGTCGCTGAAAGAGATGTATGGTTTGGTGCAGGCCAGCACGTTCGACAACGAGCTGAACTTGCCGGATGACTACATCGCATCACTGATGGAGTCGTACCCGCCTCAGTTGATCATGGCGTACCTCAAAGGCCAGTTCGTCAACCTGACGTCCGGCACGATCTATACGGCCTACGACCGCAAGCTCAACGGATGCTTCGACACCGTGCAGCCCGGCGAGTCGCTGTACATTGGTATGGACTTCAACGTCGGGAAGATGGCGGCTATCACCCACGTCAAGCGCGACCAGGGGTTGCCCAGGGCCGTGGATGAGCTGATCGATGGTTACGACACGCCCGACATGATCCGCCGGATCAAAGAGCGCTACTGGCAGCACGACGGCAATGAGTTCAAGAAGACGTGCGAGATCCGGATCTACCCGGATGCCTCGGGCGATTCGCGCAAGTCCGTGAACGCCAGTATCACCGACCTGGCCATGCTCAAGCAGGCCGGGTTGTGGCGTCACTAGCCACCAAGACCGCTACAGAGTCCCGTGGGGATCAGTCGGCATCGACATCGGTCCTGGCTGGCTGCGTTGCCAACGTCAGCGAGGCTTACACCCGGGCAATCATGTGGTGCTGCGCCTACATGGGCATCGCTGACAAGAAGGTCGCCTACCAGGTGAATCAGGAGTTCGTCGAGCTGACGGCCGATCCGCAGATGATCACGGCCTTGGTTGGCTTGTGGCAGAACGGCGGGTTCGCGAAGGCGGATCTTCGGGCGTATTTGCGCAAGCTGGGGCTGATCGCGCCAGAGCGAACTGACCAACAGATCGACGGCGAGCTGGAAGAGCAGGGTGACGGCCTGGGCCTGGATGACGAGGACAAACCAAATGGCGGCAAACCAAGCAATCCTTGATGCCACGATTCGCCACGCGGTCTTCCTCGAAAAACTAAAGGCCGGAGAGGTGGGCAAGTTCGCTCCCTTTCTCAAGGAGATTGATCGCTCGATCCGTGACCGGCTCATCCAGTCGGACCTGGGCACCGTGCGGGTGGCGGCGTTCATCGCCCAAGTAGGGCACGAATCTGGACAGTTGCGATGGGTGCGCGAAATCTGGGGCCCCACCGCGCAGCAGGCCGGCTACGAAGGCCGCGCGGACCTGGGCAATACACAGAAGGGCGACGGCTCCAAGTACCGCGGGCGCGGCCTGATCCAGATCACGGGCCGGGCGAATTACACGGCATGCGGCGAGGCGTTGGGCCTGGACCTCATCAGCAATCCGGAACTGCTGGAGCTACCGCAGCACGCCGCGATGTCGGCGGCTTGGTTCTGGTCGACTAATGGGCTGAATACACTCGCTGATCAGGGGCAGTTCGCGAAGATCACCAGGCGTATCAATGGCGGGCTCACCGGCCAGGACGACCGCCAGGCGCTATACGATAAGGCGCTGAAGGTGCTGGTATGACGCCGGTGCAGAAGCTGGCGGGCCTATTGGTGCTGATGCTGGGGCTGATGGCCGGTACCGCGGGCGTGACCTGGCAGGTGCAGAACTGGCGGATGGGCAAGAAGCTGTCCGAGCAGGCCGGCCTGCATCAAGAAGATCTGACCAGGATCAGCATGGTCGCTGCCGCCCAGGCCCGCGCCGATCAGAGCAAGCGCCTGGCCACCGAGCAACAGCTCGCCATCCAGGACCAACAACACATACGAGAATTATCCGATGCTCAACGTACCCAGGCTGCTCTGCGCGATCGCCTTGCCACTGCTGATGTGCGGCTGTCAGTCCTTGTCGACGCAGCGGATACAGCCCGTGGCTGCAATGTGCCTACCGCCGCCGGCGCCGTCGGCGTGGTTCATGCAGCCCGTCGAGCCCAACTTGACCCAGCGCATGCTCATCGAATTATCTCCATCACCGATGCCGGCGACCAAGGATTGATCGCGCTGCGGGCGTGCCAGGCGTATGTCAGGGCCATTGCGCCCTGACCTACATGCCCAATCGCAAAAATTAGCATGACCCCAAAAAACACCCACTTTGCAAAGGATTGCAAAAATGACAAACCCAATCGTTCCATGGATGGGCGGCAAGCGTCGCTTGGCTGATCGCCTCATTCCTCTTTTCCCACCGCACGAATGCTACGTTGAAGTTTTTGCTGGTGGTGCTGCGCTTTACTTCATGCGCCCTCAGGCCGCCCCGGTTGAAGTTCTCAACGATATCAATGGCGATCTGGTGACGTTGTACCGGGTCGTGCAGAACCACATGGAGGAGTTCGTACGCCAGTTCAAATGGGCCCTGAGCTCGCGCCAAGTGTTTGAGTGGCAGAAGATGACCCGACCGGAAACCCTCACCGATATCCAGCGAGCTGCCCGTTTTTTCTACCTGCAGCACCATGCCTTCGCCGGGAAGGTCAGCGGCCAGACCTTCGGCACTGCTACTACGGGCCCGGCTATTAATCTGTTGCGGATTGAAGAGAACCTTTCCGCAGCCTGGCAGCGCCTCTCCGGAACCTATGTCGAAAACTTAGGGTGGCTCGAATGCGCCGAGCGCTACGACCGGCCCCACACCTTCCACTACATGGACCCACCTTACTGGCAGACCGCGGGCTACGGGGTGGACTTTCCGTTCGAAAACTATGAGCGAATGGCCGACTTCATGCGTCGTTGCAAAGGCAAGGTCATGGTGAGTATTAACGACCATCCTGATATCCGGCGGGTGTTTGAAGGGTTCCACTTTGAAACGCTGGACATTCGCTACAGCACCACCAATCAGCGACAAGGAAAAGCCGAGGTCAGCGGCGAGCTTGTGATCATGAACTGGAAACCTTCTGACCTCGGCGGGCTGTTTTAGGGTGCAGGTAGTATCAGGTTGGGCCCCTTGTTCCGGACGTTCCCAACGGCCGTATCGACCTTGAACCATTCAAAGGCATCTGCTGGCTCGCCCTGGTGCAGTACCATCTGCTCGGCGCGTTCCTTGGGCGTGGCCGGGTCCAACCATTCACGGGCAAGTTCAGGACTCAGCACAACGGGCCGCCGGTCATGGATGTCCACCATGCCGCCGGCGCTGTCGGCGGTGATGATCACGAAGCCGTCATGCTCACCTGGGCCTTCGTCAGCGTTGGACAACTGGCCGATAGCTGCGCAGTAGATCGGCGCGCGGTCGCGCCGGCGGATCAGGTAGGGCTGCTTCTTCGGCCCACCCTCATCGACCCATTCAAACCAGTTATTGATCGGTGTGATTGCTCGGTGCGGCCAGATTGCCCGGAAGAACGGGCCGTGGGCCACCTTCTCGACACGAGCGTTGATCGGCGCGGCGCGGTCCTTGGCCCAATGCGGTCGCCATCCCCAGCTCACCGGATCAGCCAGCAGCAATTCGCCTTGTACATGGAGCAGGGCGACCTGAGTGGTGGGGGCGACGTTGTATCGTTCCAGAGGCAGCTCGCCAACTGAGTTGACCATGGCATTCGGCATGCTTAGGGCCGCAACGAAGTCATGAATGCCGCTGTACTGTGAAAGGCGTCCGCACATGACTGTCTCCGCTCGTCGGGCTTGATGAACAGCCGCGCGCCGGCCGATCTCTACACTGTAGACACCGGCACCGGAGATTCGTCATGACAACCGATATACAGCAGGTCAACGAGATGGAAGCGTGGCATGCGCTGCTCAATGACGCCGAATTCACGGCAGGCGGACCCGAGTATCGCTATGAAACGCGCCTGGCACTGGCCGACAATATGCTGGAGCGAGGCGTGATTGACAGCGGAGAATGGCGCGAGCTGGTCGAGGAGGCTGTTGCTGGTTATGCGGACGACGTCGGCTGAGTGCCAGCTGTACTGACAAAGCCGTTACCTGCGCAGTTGCTGCAATCTTCGCGCTGTCCGAATCGGTCCAGGCAGGCACCGCACTTGGTGAACTGGGCAGAGAGGAGTAGGGGGCGGGCCTTTCGATAGCTCTCAAAATCGCGGCTTTCCAAGGCGACCTGTGCGCAATCTACCAGCGCACGATAGGTATCGGCATCGCAGATGATTGGGTAGACCTTCCCATAGATAAACTGCGCGGTCTGTACCAAATCGTACAGCTCACCAGATGGCGCGGTAAGCACCAGCCCATTTATCGCCCAAGCCTGGTTGTCGCTCCGAAACACCAAACGCAAGTCAGTCTTATCGCGAAATACCTTTCCATCAAACCCATCAGTACCTGGGCCTATGGCTGAGTAGTAGGTGTTGCTTCGGATGTACCCGATGCACTCCGATGTCGCTCGTTGAATGACGTCATAGTAGCCGCCATACGTGTACCCAGCAGGCATGGTGACCAGCTCTTCAACGGCATGCCAGTAAGCCGCGTCGGCCAGCTCATCCATATCAAATTTTTCCATCTCGTCAATGACCCCTGCCTCCAACATGTCCCGAGTCTCCCAACGGCACATCATTCGATGAGCTTCGGGGTTATCGATCCGGGACGCGCTGTCGTCGAGGATTCTTCGCCATTTGGCCAGCCATTCCTTTTTGAGTTCTGTAGGGGGCATGTGAGTGACTGCTTATTTCTACTGTATGGGTATACAGTAATCGAGCTTTGCCACTGATGCGACTCGAGGCGACGAGCTGTAAGACATCACTCTGGCGACATCAACACCGCCAATGTGAGCTTGATGAATTCCTCATTGTGACTGAGCGTGTCCAGTGCGCCGCGTACATTCGCAGCAACCTCAGCGGAGCCGCGCTGCTCCACCCAGTTTGATAACTCCATGATCGATGCTTCGAGTGCCAGCTGATTTTCATAGAGCTTGGAAACCAGGGAGGGGAGTAGGTCTGAATTCAGCAT